CGGAGCTTTGGCCTCGACAACATAGCCCCGAACTTGAGGGCTAAAAAGGCTTGGGTGCATGCGTTCGCAATCGTAATCGCGAAGGCGTGAAACCCTGCCTAGCACAGGTGACTCTGGTGCTACCGTCGGGAAATGTTTCAACATTCCTTGAAGTAGCTTATCCAGATAACGGACAGTCGACGGATACCAACCAAGATATAGTTGGTTCCGAAGAGCGACCGTTGCAATGACACCTGTTGCGTCTGCCATTGTGTCGGGTAACACTTGCCGGACACGGACGATTGAAATGTCCTGTCCATTAAAGTATTCCCGACCACAAGACTCTCTGAACCTTCCGGTCCAGAAAGACTTGTCCAGACCAACTCGAGCTCCAAAAAGTTCGAGTGTCTGTACAATGGTATGCACATGATCTACGGGGACAATCAAATCGTCTCCGTAGACACGCACCGAACCAAGAAAGGATTTAACATCTTTCTTGGTTAGCGTCACGTTGAGCGATCTCTGAATTCCTAGGAAGATCAAGGTCGTAAAGACCAAGGCTTCCATCGGAAAGCAGAGCGCTGAACCCATTGACGCGTACTTGGCCAAACGAATAATTCCGTGGCCAGGTACCTCAGCCCGTCTAGAACGTGTGGCATCGAGGGCCTCTTCCAAATGAGGCCATCGTTCAACCATCCGTTTAACGAGCTGATTGGAAACACGATCGGAAGCATCGCTAAGATCTAGCGTTGCGGTCCGGCCATCGGCCGAGCCTTGGCAAGCAAGTTCCTGATTAGGAACCTGATCGTCAAAACCGATCAGTCCACGGAGGAGTTCATCCCTATCGTGGGCTGCAAGGAAACTTCGAAGCAGAGCTTGTTGCATGTATTGCATACATGCAGGCTCTACTGCGATTATCCTAGGTGTTTTCAACGTCTTAGGAACTGAAATGACCTTCACAGGCATTTCAGAACCAGGTTCGAGGACGTCTACCTCATTCAGTTCATCAGTAAAATGATGATTAGGAATGAGATACCTATCTAGAGGAAAAACTCTATTTAGGCGTCTGGTCCAAGTCCGTTGATTATACTTTCCATTACTGGAAAGCTTGTCAGCGGTAACACCTGGACCATGTTTGGGGAGAAGTTGTCCATAATAGACATCTCTGTCCATCTGGGTAAACAATTCCCGGAACAACAAATCAGACATAGATTTGAACTCAATGAGATCTCTCTCACTGAGTTCAGAGTCTGATTGACGTACGTCCTGCTCACACTCGACATAATTCAGCATAGCTTTCCTCACCCTTGCATCACTGCAAGGGAGAGAAATCTTGCCAAACGCCAACGTGAGTTGACGAATAGCATGAATGGAAGTTATGCATGGATCGTCGAGCAACGCGCCGCTTTTCCGGTCGAACACACGGTTGAAGAAACCTCCTAGAAATAGGGGGAGACTTCCCCTTCCTGTTGTAAAAGAAGGGTGGATACCGGCTCGTCCTTGGTCCATCCACTTTTGGGTGGCTTTTCCAAGGTCAGGCAGGACTATCGTCAAAAACGATAGCCCCTCATGTTCGATCCGCCTTCTGACGGTATTAATGTCAGAAGTGGCGCTAGTGCAGCATAAGATGGCCGAATCATCAGCCATCTTGGACCAGAGTGACATCAGGCTTTTCAAACTCCCTCCTAACAGAGGTCAAGTTTCCTTAGCCAATGTCATATCACTATCCTTCCCGGAGTACCTCACGAATGAGGTACTCCATAACTCACCCGAGTTATATTGAAGGGAAGGATCACCACAAGGAGAGCAATGCCATCATGGCACTACCCACCTGAGAAGGCTACGGGAGAGGCTTATAGCCAAATAAATTGGCTATGGCGTCCGCGTAGGCAAAGAACACCTGGAATAGAATCGCTACCACAAGGGCAAGGGTTTTATACCCTACCTGAATGTGGAACACGAGACCATCCTGGGAGTTCATCTTCTCAAGATCACGTTGCCTAGTCAAGGCTTTCGTTCCGTCAGGTCTTACGACCTTCGGAACGTGAACCGAGATTTGGGCAACGTTTCCTTTACGACTCACCAGCAATCAATTTGGTGATGAGCGCATCGGAGCTGGCCGCGAACTGGGTCTTAAACCCAGTATACACAGCAAGTTGCTCGGCAGCCGTGTATCCCAC